TTGTGGAACTCGTCGGGCAAATCCTCCGCCCACTTGCGAAGCTCAGCCTGCCTTTCGATTTTGACCGCCACACCTATCATGCTGGCGCATCCTTGGATTCCCGCAACCCGATTTCGAGCAGGTGCGGAGTGTTCGGCATCGGGCCGAGGTAGTCGTGATACCTGCTCGGGGTCCCGTTCACGAAGAACGTCCGCCCCAGCCACACCACCTTGTCACGCTCTCGAATGTCCGCATCCTCCGAATACATGATGCCGTCGCTCTCGATGAGGTAGCCGACCGGGCTCTCAATGAGGGCCTTCCCGTCCTGGTGGATAGCGCAGGGATGGTCGGCGATATCGGGCAGTGCCGGATACCCCTCCAGTTCCTGGCCGTCCACATCCTCGGTCGTGTCGAGGTGGTAGATGTCGGCGGTATGGGTGAGCAGCGATTGGAGTAGAGCGTCTGCCATGTCCTATGCCTTGTATGCCGCCGCGGGGAGCCGGGCCGCGCCCAGGAAGTCCTTCTCCAGCGTCGCGGCCTGCTTGAACAGTGCAACGGTTATCGCGCCGATCCCGCCCATGTCCTTCGTGTACGGGCCGAGGGTAAGTCGGCCCCCGGAGGCCACAACCGACGCCGCGCCACCTGTCGCCATGACTGCCGTTGCCACCGCCTTCCCCGCTAGAATGAGCAGGTCGGCGTCCTCGGTGGGTACCGTGTCGGCAGTAGCGTGCCACGCCGTATACAGCACCGCCAGGGTGGTGACGCTCTCCGGGCAAGGCATGATGCGAACCTTGCCGCCCGGCATATCCTGGTCCCATTTCGTGCCGAACTGCCGCGCCCAATGCTCCAGTTTCTGGCGGTAGATATCTACTTGGGAGGGTTGGTTGAAGTCGATTATCACGTCGCCGCCGGTGAGCGCTCCCGCCAGGGTGGACGCGTCGGATATCAGTTCGCTCAGGTCCTCCAGCACGTCGATAGGCGCCAGCTCGATACACAGGTAACCGCCCGCGGGCAGACTGTACTCCTCCACGTCGGCCTCGGTGGTGATGGTGCCGAGGACGTGGCGCGGCCTCTGCCGCGAGTACATGCGGACCGCGTCCTTGGTCGCCTGTGTCCACTGGGGGTCAGTCAGTCCCGCCCCGAAGCCGAGCAGTTTCAGTTCCGCGATGAGTTCAACGTTGGTCATGTCGTTGTCACCTGTCCATCGACTCCATCGGGAATCCGCCGCATGATTCGCCCGCACTGCCGACACTTGAAGTCGCGCGGCTGCGAGGCCCCGTTTGCCTCGCGCCCCCTGCGGTCCTCACTCATGTAAAGCCCCTCGTCGCCCGCGGCCACCGCCTCGAACTGGCCGAACAGAGAGGCTTCGCAAGCGCCACAGGTATCCAGGGGCAGGACAGTTGGCGGGACCGCCTGCCCCTGGACTGGAGGCGACGCGTGAGCAGCGGAAGCCTTGCGTTTGATATCTCGCATCGTCGTCGCCATCAGACCACCATCCCCTGCAGGAACTCTCGCCAGTCCGCCTCCCACCTATCCAGTCCGCCAAACTTCTCAGCCCATGCCCGAGCGCCCCGCGACAGTTCCTCCCGCCGCGCCAGCACCCGCGTAAGCGCCTTGCTCCACTGCTCAACCGCGTCCGCGTCTGTCGCCACGACGGGCAATTTCTCACCGACTGGTAGGCCGCCCATTATGCCGTCCTCAATATCGGCGAACAGCCCCACGTCGCTTACCACAACGGGCAACCCACAGGCTAGCGCCTGCAATCCCGCATAGGGGCAGCCGTCTGCACGAGACGGGGAGACGAAGATATCTCCTGCGGCTATAGCGTCAGCTTCTTGTCCGATCCCCGCCCCGATGAGCCGGAACTCGATATCGGGCCGCCTCGTCGCAAGCGCCGCGATCACGTCCCCGCCCTTCGGCTTGGCATCGCTCGGGTAGATCGCGACCGGGCGCGCCCGCGTAGGATTCTGCCGCGGCGCGAACTCGTGCAGGTCCACGCCATTGCAGATGATCGCCGTTGGCTCGACGCCGTAGAGTCCCTGCAGTTCCCATTTCGTCCACTGACTCAACGCCACGGTGGGCAGGCGCCGGTACTCGACCTGCTGGATCTCGCCGAGCTGCATGGCGGCGGCCGAATTGCAGGACAGTCCGATGCCCTTCCATGTGCCGTGTGCAACAGCCACGACGAGACCCCTGAAGTCGATGAGGCCGCGCCCCCAGAAACCGTCCACGATCACGGTGTCAACGTCCTTCAGCGCCCCCGACGAAACAAGCCAGCGCCCCAGAATGTCCGCCGCGCCCACCTCGTCCACGCGTGACTTCTGCGGTATGTCCGACCACGAGTAGAGTCGCGCGCCGAGCCGCTGCTCCACGTAGTGGCCAAAGAGAGGGACACCGCCGGGGTGTCCTTCAGATCGCTTGTAGAAAGCTATGTGGGCGAGATTCATATCTCTGGCTCAACGTACCGCAGTATAGCCTTCGCGAGTGGGCCTCCATATGTCGCCTGCCAGGAACGCATATCCTTGGGCAGACACTTGCCTCCGATGGGTCCGAGCGGCAGCGTTGCATAGGACGCGATCCAAGGAAGGTCGCACAGAATGTTCCGCACCTCATCGGGCCGCTCACACCGCGAAAGAAACTCATTCATCCAGGCGATCTTCATGGACAGCCAGCAGTTGGAGCCATACTTGACCTTGCTGGCCACCTCCCAGGTCGTCAGGTAGTATTTCTTCTCCGGGCCGAGCACCGGCTTCCAGAGGTCGAGCACCTGCTGTGCCGCTATCTCATCGCCCGGTCGGCAGCCGGCGAGTGCAAACGGGACGGCCCTCTCGTCGCGGAAGGGGTGAAATGATGTCTCGCCGATCAGCTCGGGACACAGCACAATGTTCTTTCGCTTCGGCGGTTTCCATACGAGCGGGATCGTGCTGCGGATCGCGATTATGGGCGTATCCACCCATGATAAGACATCATCGAGCGCATCGGCTTGCAGGTGTCCGTCCGCTCCCCCCTCCGTAGGGACGCAGACGAAGGCGAGGTCACACTTGTTGACCGCGCGCCGATCACGCTTCTCTGCCGGCCAGGCAATGTCATAGCCGGTGAGCGCATAGTGATTTCCGAGGGCCTTCGCCGTCGCCGTTCCCACAAAGCCCATGCCGATGATAGCTACAGATCCCATGCTTTGACTCCCTTACCAGAATAACCCCGGCGCGCATACGGCGCAGGGGTACCAGCCATAACCCATCATGCCGCGCGCTTCCCGCTCCGATACCTCTATCAACGGTTGCTCGCGGATTCGAGGGCAGTCCGGTCGGCTGTGCAGGCAGATATCGAACCAGCGCCGGAACATAACGCCACGTCCCGGCTGCCCGCCCTCACATACCACCATGTCTGCTCGCCGATCTTCTGCCGCCATCGGTGTCGCTCGCTCAGCCACGGCTAACCGCTCCTCTGCATCGTCAACAGTGTGTGGCGTAGACTGACATTCTCCCAATCGCCGGACGGGAGCACCGTCTCGTTGACGAAGCGCGTGATCGCCTCCCAGTGTTCGTGATAGTCGTGGATAGCCAACCAACCGCCCGCGATGACGTGTCCGCGAAACCCTTCGTAGTCCGACTGCACCCCCTCATAGGTATGCTCGCCGTCGATGAAGAGCAGTCCGATACCTGCCCCCCATATCTTCGCGATTGCCCTGGAGTCGGCCCTTATAGGGGTCACCTGCTCGCCGAGTCCAAAGAGGTCGATGTTGAAGTCGAACCGCTCGCGGTGTTGGTCTCCGCCCTTCAGTCCGCTCGATACGCTGTATGGTCCCCACATATCAATCGCCCAGACATGCGCGCCCAAGCCAGCAACGGCACCGAGGCCGAGCCGACACGTTGACCGTCCACGCAGCGATCCAATCTCTACGATAGCCTTGTCGGCGGGGACGTGCGCCGCCAGCCACGTAAGTCGCTGCGCCTCATCCTCCCGCAGGTAACCCCACACCTGCTTGGGGTGCGGGTCGCACCTCAGGGGCATCAGCTCACTCTCCGGCGTCTGCGGTATCATCGACTTGTCCATCAGTCGCCCCCGCCGAGCCACGGCACCACCGGGGACTTCGCGACAATCACCTCCAGCGCGTCGCAATCCGCCGCGATCACAGAAAGCCCTGATCGCAGGCAGACTTCGAGGAATTCGCCCGGATACCAGCGCCGGAAGTTCGCCGGCCAGTCTCCTCGGTCAGCCTCCTCGAAGCGCTGAGGATATCGCATAGCCGGCACCTGCAACCACGCCACACCATAATCGGCCAGGACGCGTGGCAGGTCCCGCAGATACCGAACGGTGACCTCCCTATCCATATGCTGGAAGACCATGTGGGCGAAGGCGAACTGGATAGAGTCATCCTTGACGGCCTCCAGTGAGTGCCCGCTGCCCTTGACGAGCACGATCTTGCCGCTCTTCGTCATAACCGGCATATGCTCGGCGGCCTGTTGCAGCATCTCACCGCTCACGTCGAGCAGATGGTAGGTCCCGACGACCGGGGCGAGATACTTGGCTGTCCGGCCGGTGCCTCCGCCGATATCCAGCACCGTCACCGATGCAGGGTCCTCGAAGAAGAAATAGATCAATTCAGCGAGATACTTGGCGTCCCTCTGTCCGCTCTCCTCAAACCATTCGGGACTCGCTCGGTAGCAGATAGCGCTGGTTGAATTCTCTATCGCGAGCCGGTCCCAGAGCGCCTCCATCGAAGTCCCTGGGTCCCACTTCTTATCAGACATAACCTAAGCCCTCCAGTTGTCGTTTGATCTCGCCCTCGTCTACTTGTCCCCCCTCGGCGATCTGCGTTAAGGCCGTCCCCTCAATACGCTGTGACGGGGCCGCGTCCAGTAGATAGAGCAGCGTGGGGGTAACGTCCTCGACCGCCGCGCTCAGGCCTTCAACCGGCAGCGCGTGCGGCCCCTTGTAGGCGATGATGCCGCGCCGTGTGTGCGGGTAGTGCGGCCCATGACACAGTCCCCAGCCGTCCTCTTCGCGGGGCGCATCCGTCAAGTCGAGAGCGTGGTCTGACACGACGAATATCCAATCCGGGTAGAGGGTGAACTCCAGTCGGGCCAGGAGCAACCGCATATCGGCGACAATGCCCTTCAGGACGCGCTTCTGCCGGAAGGTCCGGTAGGCATAGTGGGCGAGCCTGTCGAGGTCCGTTAGACAGAGAATGGCGAGGTCGGGCTTCCCCTTCTGGAGTTCGAGCAGGAAGTGATGGGAGAGCGACCACCGGGAAGCGCGGCAGGTCTCCATCAGTTCCTCATCGGGGCAAGCCAGGAAATCCCAGGAGGGCTCGCCCTGGTGAGCGTAGTAGAGGTCGAGGTCGCGCCACGCCCAATCCGCCGCCGCCTTCCGTGGGAATGTCCTATCCGTTTCCGGTGCGGGATAACCACACACGAGAAGCCGCCGCACCAGCCGGGGCGGGTACGTAAAGGGCACATTCACCGCCACCGTCTCCATATCGACTGCCCCGAGGTGGTCCCACACGTAAGGCGGCCGCTTCAGACCCTTCAGCATCCCCGGCTTCGGAACGTGCGGGATGCCGTGCCCCTCCGCCGTCAGGCCCGTAAAGATACTCGTCCAGCCGGGACCCGATAGCGCGTGCGGGGAGTCGAGAAGGCCGGTGTGGAAGCCGTCCTCCTCCAGCCAGTGCCGCCAGTCGTAAGAGTAGCCGTCGATGCCCACAACGAGAATCATGCCTTCGCCCTCCACTGTGCGACCCGCCCCCGGAACACCTTATCGTCGGCGATGGCCCGCTCCCTGCTGCCTTCGGGCCGTCTGCCCCCCGCAGCCAAGAAGTGCCAGCCTATAGCCTGGATATCGACCAGTAGTCGCTTCTTCCCCAACAGAGACAACCGCACACTCGCGTCACTCTCCTCCCGCTGCCCAAACCGGCTGTAGCAGTCCGCAAAGCCGCCGACCTCCTGGAGCGCGCTCGCCCGATACATCCACGTCGAATACAGGTGCTCGCAGTCCACGACCGCCTCGTCGGAGAACTGCCAGAACTGCAACCGGGCATGTCCGGCCAGCAGATCATCCAGCGTGTTCGTCATGCCGCGCCGGCCGCTCATCGCGCCGTATTCGTGCATGACTCCATCCGTGTGCATCGGATAGCACCCGCCGACAGCCCCCACCCCAGGCTGATTGTCGAGCAAGCGATAGAGGCGCTCCACGAAATCCGGGCGGGCGGGCAAAAGATCATCGTCGATTCTCAGCACGAGATCGGTCCCTAGATGCTCCAGCGCGATCTGATGATTCTGACTGGCACCCTTCTCGGCCCCCTTCACGATATCGCAGCATACCCCGCTCTGCTCCCACCGCTCTATCATCTGCTTGACGGCAGGATTGTCCCGCAGGCTTTCGTCGCCGTCGTTCACGATGCAGATGGCGTCGGGACGCTTGGTCTGTACGTACAGCGCGCTCAGCAACATCGCCAGGTATCCCGGCCTGTCTCGGGTCGGAATCCCGATGCCCAACGTTTCTGTGCCTGTAGGAGAGCCGAGAACCACGTTTCCGCTAGTTTTCGAGCGCGGAGTCCCTGGTTCAGACGCCCGAACGGTCCCGGACTCTCGGCGCTCCTGCAGGCCCAACACGTCGGCAATGCCCCGCGCCATGTGCGCGTACGTGAACTTCTGCCGCACCTCCTCGGCGATCTCTCGCTGTCGCAACTCGTCGGGTGCTTCCTCGACCATCCGTTGCATCCACGCCGTCACGTCCCCAACATCGGGCTCCGCCCACAGGGGTCTCTCGTCGGCCTCATACAGGTCCAGGTTGTTGCCACTCGGCTCCATGCTGTAGGGGAACAGGTGGGCGTTCTGCTCCGTCGCATACTCAAGCTGCCCGCTCCATCCCGTCGTTCCAAGCCGACAACCGCAGGCCAATGCCTCCAGCCCCGTCAAGCCGAATCCCTCCACCCGCGCCGGGGCGAGGTAGGCGCCGTGCTGTGCCGCCCGCCGGTAGAAGGCCGCGACCTCCCCGTCCGTCCACGGCGGTTGTGAGTTCCCCATCCCCATCTGATAGATATACTCAACCCGTGGCGCCTTGCTCCCGAGCCGCCTCTGCCATTCCCCGATCATCTCCCGACACCAGACATCGCGCCCATAGTCGTAGTTCTTTACGACGAGCAGGACCTTGTCGGGGCGCGTGAACGCCCGCCCGTATGCCTCCAGCCCGACATCGACTCCCTTGCGGGGCGACATAGCCCCGACCATAGCGAAGACGAATGCGTCGTCGCCGATATCCATAATCGGGCCGTCGAGCGCGAAGAGCGAGGTGTCTATCCCGTTTGGAACGACTCGCAGGCGGTTATCCGGTACGCCAGCCGCGCTGAGCGCATCGCGGACGGCGCCGCTTACGCAGATGTTCCCGGTAAAGTGCTCCGCAAAGTAGGCGACATGCTGGCGTGGCGCTATGGAGTTGTCAAAGTGCAGCCAGGACCAGGAGCCGGACGGCCCCTCAAAGGTCCCCGCGTTGCAGAGTAGGGTTTTGCCTATCGGTGGCTGGTCGCGGTTGGCGCGCCACGTCTGCCGGTCAACCGAGAATCCCATCCGTTGAAGCGCCACCGTGACTTGCCGGGAGAGCGTACAGAGCGAATGTCCACAGCCTGGTACGCAGGGCGTCCGATAGAGCGTCATTGCCGACATGGTCGGATCGTCGATGACCTCGACCGATGGTCCGAAGCCCCCCACCGCGTCAATCGGCAGGACCGTTGTCTCTCCCGCGCGTATCAGCCAAATGCCGGAAAGCTGATCGACCGTGGACGTATTCCGCACCTTAACCGTCTGTGTCATCGGACGCTCCCAGAATGTAGGGGAGGACGACAGCGCGCCGCCCTCCCCACTCGTCGGTCAGTCAGTCCAGTCGGTACCGCTCAGATTACCAACCCACGCCCTGAACGGCTGCCTGGCAGGTGACGGTCGCAAGGCTGTTGCCTACGACCTTGGAGTAGCCGAAACGCGACATAACGGCGACGCGCTCGCAGAAGGTGTTCGGATCGACGAACGCCGGGGCGGTGAAGAGCGGAATGAACGGGCAGTACACCATGCCCGAGTCATACCAGTCCGCGCCCTTGCGGCCAACCATAATCAACTCGGTCGGCCAGAAGTCGGCGTCGGCGCCGTACACCTTGTACTTCGGTTGCCCGTCCAGAGTGCCGACGCGGTTGATACCGACGTCCCACTCGGCGGCTTCGGAGTCCGAGGTCGTCGCCGACCATGTCTCCAGTCGCATCAGCCGAATCAAGGCATTCGGTCCAGCGATAACCCAGTTCGTGCGGCCGCGCCGCTGTGCCCGAACAAGGCCGTCTGCCTGGAGGATGTGCCGGTAGAGTTCCTTCTGCCAGGTCCCCAGTTCGACGTAGCCGGCGGCAGGCAGGAGGCATCCGAAGTTCACGTTGCCGGCGGTGACATTCCCGGCCGGGTCCGCAGCAGTTCGCATGGTATTCATCAGCAACGCGACCACCTCTCGGGCGATCTCGTCTGCCATGAAGTTGACCATCTCCGCCTCGACGGCGATGCCGTGGTCAGCCCGCAGGTTCTGGCGAACCTCGCTCGACCATTCGGCCTTGAGCTTCTTCGTGTCCATCGTGATGTCGGCGTGCGTGAGGCTGAGCTTCACCTCGGGCACAGCCGCCTGCTCGGAGACGTACTGAGCATAGTCAGAACAGAACTCGCCCGGAATGGCCGGGTTGCCCAGGGTCGGGTCGTACAGGAAGTCGAGGAAGTGAACCACGCCGGTCGACTTCGTCATGGGCTGAACGCTCATCAGCTCCATAACCCACTGGAGGCGCGCCCAGACCTGCCGGATGATCGGCAGGACGTAAGGCACCGTCTGGGCGACGTTCGTGGTACCCGTCCATTCCAGCATGGAGAACTGGGGCCGGTACTGCCGCAGGTTCGCCATGAGGTAGTTCGGATACATGTCCATCACATTTTCCAGCACGGTGCGGAAGATGTGATTGGGGTTGCCGGGGTGGTACCCGTGGAACGGAACGCGGCCGCCCAGCGCCTTCGCAATCGGGTCGTCGGGGTCGGTAGAGCTGTGCATGCCGTTGTCGGGAATTCCCTCGCAGAGGAGATCGAGCACCTCTTCGCGACTCTCGGGGAGGAAGCGAGGGGAGAGCACGCCAAGCTGGAATTCCTTGGCGCGGTCCTCGCGGCTCTTCTCAGGGCTGGAGGCGACGTGGGCGGCGGTGATACCCATACCGCCCGGACGGTTGACGATCAGGAGGCCGATCTCCTGAAGGGTAATCTCGGTACGCTCATACGTCGGCTGGAGCTGGTCGATTTCGGTGACCTCGGCCAGCCTCTGCTCCATGAGCTTGCGCGCCGGGGGCTGCCAGGCCTTGACCTCGTCGGTCTCCATGATCGCCGCGGTGGCGCTCCTGAGTGCCTCGGTCTTGGCCGCAGCCTTCTTCTCCTCGGCCTGGCCTTGCACGTACGTCGTAACAACCTCGGCCAGGGTGTCGATACGGCCGGACATCTCACTGAGCTTGTCCGGTTCCTTCGTCTCCGTCTTCGGCTTAGGCTCTTCGCCATCTACCTTCGGCGGATCGTCGCCCGCGGCAGGCGGGTCGTCCGTCTTCGATTCCATGAGGACCTGTACGCCGGCGGTTGTGCCCTTGGCGACGGCCTCCTGGATGAGCTTTTCCAACTCTTGCGTGGTCATCTCGTTTAGCACCTCGTCGATAGTCTCTCCAGGGACTTCGCTCGACGAGGGAGCCGAAGCGGCTGCCGCAGGCTGACCGTCCTTCTCCCTGAAACTACGCACGCCCGCGACCTCATCGCCCTGGTGGGCAGCGGCGCCTAGAACAAAGTCCCAGCCGCCGAGGTTCGCGAGCGCTGTCTTCTCGTCTACGATATCGACTGTTTGTCCGTCTCTTACCTCCTGCGTCGTGATAGCGGCAGTGCGTGAACTCACCTGCACCGGAACGCCATTACGGACGAGCCGCTGCA